GATGCTGAAGCTATGAGGGAACAATACAGAAAGAATTTTGGAGGAGGGAAGAATTTTGGTTCTCCAATGTTTACTGGAGCTAATGTTGACTTCTTACAGCTTGGAATGAGTTCAACTGATTTACAAATGATTGAGCAAGGAGTTCTTTCATTGAGAGCTATTTGTAATATTTACAAGGTTTCTTCAAGGCTTTTCAATGATCCAGCTAACTCAACTTTCAACAATGTTGCTCAAGCTGAAAAAGCTATGTGGAATGATGCAGTAATTCCTTTACTTGAGAAATTTAAACAAAGATACAATTCATGGCTGGCTCCAACTTTTGGAGAAGGGTTCATGCTTGACTATGACTTAACTGGAGTTGATGCTTTACAAGCTGATGCAAAAACAAGAGCTGAGGTTGCAAAGATTCACTTTGATACTGGAAACATTTCAATGAATGAATACAGAAAGATGAACGGTCTTGAGCCTTTAGAAACTGAAACAGCTGAAGTTGCTCCAAATTTAATCGTTGGTTTTGATGTTAAAGATTTAAACATTGAAACAAAAGAAAGTTATTCTGACTATCCTAAACAAGCAGTTGAAAACGCTAAAAAAGGAATTGAACTGAATGAGGCTGTCGGTAACAGTTGTGCAACTGCTGTTGGGAAGCAAAGAGGGCAAGACATTGCAAACAGAAGAGCTTTATCATATAAAACAATCAAAAGAACTTACTCATACTTATCAAGAGCTGAAGAATACTACAATCCTGAAGATGAGAAAGCCTGTGGAACAATATCTTATTTGTTATGGGGAGGAAAATCAATGAAGGGATACTGCAAAAGGATTATTGATGAGGTTGAAAATGAATAAAAATTCTTAACTTAACAGCCATGAATTTAGATGAAAAGCTAAAAAAACACTACGGAGTTAAGTCAATGGCCTTAAAAATGGAGGATATTGATGAAAAAAACCGTATTGTTAAGGGATATGGTTCTGCTTTTGATGTGATTGATTCTGATATGGATGTGATCAAAAGAGGTGCTTTTGCAAAGTCATTACAAGAAAGAGGAGCGAGTTCTTCAGGGAATAGAAAGATTGCTCATTTAAGAAATCATGATTGGGAGCATCAAATTGGTAAATTCCTGGAGATGGAAGAGGATGAATTTGGATTGAAGTTCGTTGCTCAACTTGGAAGATCAACAAAAGGACAAGATGCTTTACTTGATTATCAAGATGGAATATTGAGAGAGCATTCAATTGGATTCAATTATGTTGCTGATAAAATTAAGTTTGTAGAAGATACAACTTATAGTCCTGAAGGGCATTATGAAATTTCTGAAGTTAAGCTTTGGGAAGTTTCAGGTGTTACTTTTGGAGCAAATGAGTTCACTCCAGTTATTGAGGCTGCAAAGTCAGGAGATACTGAAGGAGCTGTTAAAAGATTCCATGAACTTGAGGCTTCGTTTTTGAAAGCGATCAAAAGAGGGACTGGAACTGATGAAAGGCTTGAAAACTTAGAAGCAAGGTTCAAGCAATTACAAGAATTAAGAAATTCACTTTTTGTGGAGAAGCCATCTTTGAAAGATACTTTGAAAGCAGAAAAGCCGAATGATAACGACAAGAAAGAATTATTTTTGAATTTATTAAACGACTAACAAAATGGAATTTGTTAAAAAATCTGCTGAAGAATTGGCAAAGATGAACGCTGATGAATTACAAGCGTATTATGTGGGGAAATTAAACCACGAAAAGAAAGAAATGACTGCAAGAATTGAAGCTTTAGAGGCTGAAAAAGGGACTGAAAAGTACTCTGAACTTGCTGAAGAGGTTAAGAACTTGAAAGACTCTCAAATGAAGTCTTTAGAGGAAGCTTTAAAAGCTCAAGGAGCAATCATTTCAAAAATGAACAAAGGAAGCTTATCAGGTGGGCAAATGGCTGCTGTTGAAGGTTCTGTTAAGGCTATGTTAGAAGCTAACGCTGAAAACTTTAAGAAGTCTAAAGATGGAAGACATGAGTTTGGATTCAGCTTAAAAGTTGCTGGAGACATGACAATTGCTGGAAATGTTTCAGGAGGTGGACTTCCACAAGCTCAAAGATTAGAAGGTGTTAATGACATTGCTGAGAGAGAAGCAATCACTTGGGCATTAATCCCTAAGTTCACAACTGCTTCAAACTCTGTTGAGTGGGTTTATGAGTCTGCTCAAGATGGTACAATTGATGGTACTGCTGAAGGAACTGCTAAGGATCAAGTTGATAATGACTTTATTGTTGCTTCTGTTTCTTTAAAGAAAAGAGCTGCTTATTTCAAAGTATCAACTGAAATGTTAGATGATGTATCTTTCATGGAGGCTTGGTTAAGAAACAAGTTAATCACAAGATTATTCTTAGACGTTGACAACGAAGTGTTAAACGGTACTGGAGCTGGACAATCTTTAAACGGATTATTGTCTTTAGCAACTGCTTTTGCTGCTGGTGGTTTTGCTGCTTCTGTTGACAACGCTAATGATGTTGATTCTTTAGTTGTTGCAGCTAATCAAATTAAGTTAGCTAATCACAGAGGAATGTTATCTATTATGATGCACCCTTCTGATGTTGCTGGATTAAAGTTAATTAAGCTTTCTGCAACTGATAAGAGATACGTTGATAGACTTGTTCAAGTTGGTTCACAGTTGTCTCTTGATGGAATGCCAATCATTGAGAACGTAAACATCGCTGCTGGAGACTTCTTAATTGGAGACTTCTCAAAAGCAATCGTTGTTCAAAAAGAAGCTTTATCTGTTGAGGTTGGTCTTGATGGAAATGACTTCACAAAGAACTTAAGAACGATTCTTGCAGAGTGGAGAGGAGATGTAATTGTTCAAAACAATGACAGAAGTGCTTTTGTTACTGGTACATTTGCTACTACAAATGCAGCTTTAGAGACTCCTTAATAATAAGGTAATTTAAACACAAAGCCTCTCTTCCTTCGGGTTGAGGGGTTTTTGTGGTATAAGACTTTACTTATGAGAAAACAAGTGAAAATATTGAAAGCTGATTTAATTCCTTCTGACAAGATCCAGGATGGAGATATAAGAAGCTTCCAAGAAAAGACAGCTCAAGCTTTAATTAAAAAAGGGATTGCTGAAGAAGTGGTTGAAAAGCCAAAAAGAAAACCAAGAGCTAAAAAAGCTGAATAATGAGTATCATTCAAACATCAGACTTCGTTGGAGAGGTTCAAATCTCTAAAAATAAGTTCACAGCTGCTGACCTTCAATCTTATATTGATAGAGTTGAAGAGGATGTGCTGAAGCAATTGCTTGGAGATACCTTATATCTTGCTTTTAAAGCTGATTCTTTTGGAAATGATGCTGGAAGTCGTGACAGATATAAAGAGCTTTTAAATGGCTTAGAATACACTAATCCTGATGATTCAAGTCTGACTGTTGCTTACATGGGACTTAAAAGGATGTTGAGGCTGTTCATTTACGCTGAATACTTGCCTAATCAGCTTTATAATAACACGATTGTAGGAGAGGTTGAAGGAAGCTCCAGGAATGCATTTAATACAGCTGTTTCAAAAGTAAATGAGACTGCTGAAGATAGACAAAGAATGGGAGTTGATTTATATGACTCAGCTCAAACATTTATTTCTGACTATAATGATAAAGAATACACTCCTTCGAGCATTGTTGATCAAACTGGGAATGTTTATTTGGTTTCTGTTAGTACTACTAAATACATTCAAAATGGAGATACGGTTAATATTAATGGCTCTGATTATGTTGTTTCTAACCTCATAACAGATACAAGCTTTGAGATAAGTGAAACATCAGGAACGGTTTTTCCAGCTGATGCAAGTGTTAAATTTGAACTTTATCCAACTTACAAGGGTATAAAAAAAGCAAAGGTTTTCTTTAGAGGATTAACTTTTTAAATTTAGATAAAATGGCAATAACAATTAACAAAAGAGGGACTTCAATAATAGAAATAAATGACTCAACTAAAGATGAGCCATATTTCTTGAACTTTTATGATATTGCTCTGCATTCTGCTGGAGATTTAATGGTAATTAGTCAAAAAGGTGTGATAGTTAATGGAGACGATGAGATAGTTGTTGATTATAATGATGTGACAACTCCAGTCGGAACAACTTCAGGAGATGATTTAGTGAGAACTGTTTGCGAATTATTCTAAATGGCTATAACTATAAATAAAAGAGGATCATGTATTCTTGAGGTCAATGATGATACTCAGGACAGACCTTTATATTTCAATTTTAGAGACATTGTGTTATCTTCTGATGGAGCTTTCATGAATATTACTGAGAGTCCTGTTAGTTGGAATTTAGACAAGCGTTATAATTATACCGATGTCACTAACATTACAGCAACTTCAGGAGCTGATTTAGTTGTTAAGATTGCTGAACTGTTTGAGGGTGGTGCTCCAGTTGAACCTGGAACTGTTCAGTTAGGTACAGTTGGAACACTTGCTGGTTCCTCATTAGGAGTTGCACCTTTTTCTTTTGCTTATGATAATTCATTTGCAACATGGATAATTGAAGCAAGTGAAATTTCTGCAATCTCATCAGGGCAACAAATAGATTCAATTGAATTGTATTTTGGATCAATGTCTGATGCTTCATATTTCATGACTTCTCAGAGGATTTACATGGGATACACTACATTGAACAATTGGACAGGAAACTTACCTAACGTTGGGCATTCAGGAGGTACTTCAACTGTTACAAATAGAACGTATGTGAAAACAAGCTTTTCAAAAACATACACAAGTGCAGAAGAAGGTACATGGCTTACTTTCTCACTCACAACTCCATATGTTTACAATGGAACATCAAACATTGTGATTGATTGGGAAAATAGGGATGGTTCGTATGACTTTGGAGGACCAAAATTCCATATACAAAACAAATCAGGTTCAGTAGCTTATAAAAGAAGAGATGGATCATATCCTTCAGGTTCATGTTTTTTAGATGCTGAAAGACCAATTATGAAATTAAATTATAGTTAAAATGAATTTACAACAGTTAGAGCAAGATTTGGGTAGTTTAGGCACTGTTACTACTTGTGAGGTTTCAAACGATATGTTAATGATTTCAGTTGGTGGAGTTGTAAATAGTGCTGCAACAGATACTTCATTTAATCAGATTATTAATGATAATAATGTTGGAATTGATTTCCCTATAAGGGAGGCTTATGCTAATGAAGGGGGGAGTGTAAAAGCAATTTATAAGGTATAGTTATGGCTTGTACTCCAAAAACAACAAGAACTAAGCTAAGAGAGATAATTGAAACGGTTGTTGATCTTATGAGAAAGAAGGGAACTGTTTCTTCTGTTGTAGATAATGGAAATGGAACAGCTACTTTTTTAACTGACTCAACTGATGGCCTGAATGTTGGACTTGAAGAGAATCCATTCATTGAGGTTGGAGGGGTATCTTATGAGGTTGTAAGTTTTACAGCTGATACTGATATAACTGTTAATTTCTCAACACTTCCTTCAGGATCAACTTGGACAGCTGATGCTCCTTATGTTTATCATGGCAATCCTATCCAAATAAGCAATGAGATTGACCAAGAAATGAATCCTAATGCTAAGTATCCAGCAATCATCGTTTTTGAGAATGGGAACTCAGTCCAGGAACTTGAGCCAATATCAACGATTGAAAGTACTGAAAGCCTGGAAATGTTCTTTGTTGACATAGCAAATTACAATGATTGGTTGATTGAGGATTTTTACTCTAATGTTGTTAATGCAATGGAGGATTTGTCTTATGACTTCGTTGATGCTTGTAGAAATTACAAGTACATTGAAGAGCTTACTGGAACAGCGACAAGAGAAAGAATTTCAAAATGGGGGGTTCAAGTCTTAAGAAGTGGAAAGGGATCAGCAGATACAATATTCAACGATAATCTTTCAGGGGTTTCTTTGCGTATTGATTTACCAATTTCAAGAGCATTAAATGACGAATGTTGTTGATTTTTAATATATTTGAATAAGTAACTTTAAAATTTAATTTATATGGCTAATGAGCTTTGTACTTGTGACTTCACTTTGAATAACTCAGGTACTCCAAATTGTCCGTCAATCGCTAAGGGTGCAAAGATGCTTTTAGCTATGAACATTTATAAAAAAGACGGAACGAAAAACAACATTCCTTTATCAACTTTATCTGATAAAGCTGCAATGCAATTATTAATCGAAGAAGCTGTGAGAGAGAACAGACTTTATCCTCTTCCTTCAATGGTTGACGTTGAAGAGACAAGAGCTGATGCTGTTACTCAAGAGTTTTCTGACCAATCAATTGAGTTCATCAAAAAAGGAGTTAAATCTTTTGTTGGTCACTTTAAAAGAGTGGGTTATCAGTATACTGGAAAAATTGATGCTTTCAGAGACGTTGAGCATGGTTACATTGTAATTGATGAAGATGGAAACTTTATCTTCTTATACGATGCTAACAACGCAACTGAAGCTTTTCCAATTCCAATCTCTCAAGGATCTTTTAACGTTGATTTAATTCCTCATGTTGAAGGAACTTCAATTCAATTATCAAAGGTTCAATTCAGCTGGTTAGGAACAGTAAGAGATGCAGATTTAAGAACATTAAAAGCTCCAGCTTCTTACAATCCTTTGACTGATTTAAGAGGTTTAGTTGATGCATCTGTAACTCATTCAGCAATCACAACAACATCTTTTACTTCAACTTTAGTTGATGAGTATGGATGTGCAATTTCAGGTTTAGAATTGGCTGACTTCTCACTTGCTGAGACTTCTCCTTCTCCTGGAGCAATTGTGATCACTTCAGTAACTGAAAGCTCTGATGGTGTTTATGACTTTGTGATTCCAACAGCAACTTCTGCTGATGTTTTAGCATTAACTCCAAGCAAGACTGGATTTGATTTTGCTGCTGTAACTGCAACTCCAATTACAATTCCATAATGAAGGTAGTTGGTTTGGATATAGACTTTAACCAAAAAGCAATCAAAGGTATGTCTTGTAAGGCCTTTTGTGAAGTATTTAAGGATAAAGTCCCACAATCATTGTTAATTCCAGCATGGGAAGCCTTAACGGGCAAAAAGTATAGAAAGAAATCTCAAGCTCGTTCATAAAGTTTGATTTTTGTTTGATTACTAAGAAGGGAGGTTTAAAAGCCTCCTTTTTTTATCTTATTATTTTGAAGTTTCAAAAAAGCTTTATATTTTAGCAGAAGAAACAAACACAAAACATTATGACAACTTTATACATTGATACTGAAAACTTGATAATTGAATACGTTGCTTCTTCAAGAGGTGGACTTAATGGAGCAACAGTTGAAAGGGAAATTTCTTCAATTGCCAAAAGTGTTAAGGCTTATGGTTTAGAAGATGAAATCAACCACTTAAAAGAAGTATATAAGCCAAAAGAGGTTATTTTTTGCAACTTAAAATAAAAACAGATATGACAACAAAGAATTTTACAAGACTGCTGGACATTTTATACGACTTCAGCAGAGAGCATAACGCTCAAGAGCCTTCAAGCGAGGAAAGCAGAAAAGCATTGAACAAAGCCATGAAAGATATTGAAGAAGCTCTTTCAATGTATGACATCTTGAACTCAAGGTATTGCGAATTAAACGCTCAAAGAGTCTCTTTAGAAAGTCAAGAGGTTTACGATATTGAAGAAGCAAATGATCTTAGGTCAAGGCTTTCAGAATTAATGTATTTAATCGGTTTTAACAAATAAATCAAACAATTATGAAAGGTCTAAAACTATGGGAAGTCTTAAAGGCTTTAGATGAAGGAAAGGAAGTTCAATATTACGATACTGTAGGAGAGGAATGGTGCGAACCGTTAGTGTATAGTGTAGAGAATTTCTCTATAAGTATTAAAGGTGGTACTGTCTACCGAATTAAGCCAGAAGTTGAGATGAAGGAGTTTTTAGGTTATGTTAAAAAAGATGAAATGTTTTTTTGCATAGGAGAACAAGAACCCGTAGACACTCACAAAATCACAATCGAATTTAAAGACGATGAACCTATATGCAGCTCGATTAAAATGGAGAAACTATAACGATACAACTAAACAATGTTATTAACGGATTAAAAAGATGAAGAAAATGAACGCAGAAAAATTTTTAAAAGATAGTAACCTTTCTCATTATGTCGATGGTGATAGCGAAACTAAAGTAGTCTATGAAGATGATGTTATTTACTTGATGGAGAAGTACCACCAAAGCAAAGTTAATAATGTTGTTTTAGATGATGTTGGAAACAGTTTTAGTAACGGAATTATCGAGAAGATTCGTAAATCTAAATCTGATGCAGAAGCTCGTAGACTTATAAAGCATCATATTAAAAAATTGTAGCTAACGGTTTGGCTATACGTTCGGCTGA